CCGTCTCCAAGGGCCGGCAGCAGCAGCACTTTCAAATGCAACTTCCTCTCCAGCCAACGTTGTTTCTTCAGCAGCTAATAAGGCCTCAGTTTCCGCCGATGCAGCCGCTTGATCTGCATAGGCAGTATAGGCCTCCGTTTCCTCGGCAGTCAAAGGAGTGTTGTCAGACCCAAATCCAGAATAACCACGATTGAAGGTTTGGTCAATCATGTTTGTACTGGAACTCGGTAAACCCTCCTCGACTCCACCTTGAGGAAACGCAACAACATTAGCACTCATGTATTCTTGCTGGACAGAATAGGACCGTCCAGCTCAAGAACATAAGCAGCATATAGATAACCTGGATTGGCTCCAGTAACACCAGAACAACCCCAAATAACCTCAAACGGAATAGCGGAATCATCTGCAAAGGTACCACCAGAAACGGCAAGCGTTCCGTTTCCTCCCGTGGCGGTACCTGATAACACCACACCAGCTCCTGGAGTAAGTGCCGCATCAGTAGTACGCACCCAATACCAAGTTCTAGCCATGGCTCTAACGTCCACATCCACATATATATTACAATCGGCGTTCATTTCTGGTTCAAATGCTTTGGCACGGTTTATGGCTCCACCAAACCACACATTGCCAGAACTACTATCATCAGAAACACCGACATCACCAAGATTACCAGGAGTAGCATCCTGGTAATCATAATCAAGATATATGTAGGCAGACCCAGCGGTTGACGTGGGAACAGCTGATGTATAGAAGAATCGAAGATACTTAAATCGAAACTTCTGAAAATTTTTGGCAATACCACTTGCCCAGGGCAAAGCAGTTGAAACTCCAGGATTAAATCTGATGATCTGACCATTAAAGCTAGGACCATCAGCACCAAATCCTCGAAGTCCAGAGCCACCAGCAGCAGTATTGGCAAACGAAGCAACTTCTTCATAATTCATCAACTGCAAATTCCGACCACGTTGTACCATCATAGGCATATCTGGACGGGAACCTTTAATGGACCCATAAGCAGCAGGTACAAATGGTCCCTGTAACCCTGGCCGTAGTTGGGTGATGTATGCAGAACTTCCCTTCTTCTTCTGTTTAACTTTCTTTAAATTACGTTTCTTTGTCATGTTTGTATTGGATCCGGCAACATGAACCGGACTGTTCATCAATGGCAACCCGAAGGCCTGAGCCGTGCAGTCTCTCGGCATTTTGTTTAGCACGTAAATATTTACCCTTTCGGAACGTTTTGGTCAATTTAATGCCATTGACCCAATTCCACTTCCGTGGCAGTAGTTTAATGACTTGCTGAGGTCCCCATAACCTAAAACCACCTAGGAAGGAGGGAAGGTTGAGTATTCTTTCCCTCCGGCGCATAGAGTATATCTGTTGACTGGTAATATTTCTCCAGGAGCACTTGTTGGTCTGGGGTAATATCAAAGGCAGCATGAAAACTCTCCCGAACATAAGCGGGGATTGTTCCATGATGTCTATCTAACCCCTGAGACCAATAATACAATCCTTGACCTTGCAACAACGGGTCATCTTTCTTATACCGATGACCTTGACCAGATCTAATCATAGATTGATAAAACTCCTGATAAATCGGCACTCGCCCACAAAGTGCCATACCACACTCACCAACACTCGTGAGATATTTTTTAAATGCTTTCTCCGTCTGGACTGGTTTGAGGCTAATACAATCTTTGGCTAGAGCAACCGGGGCATTCCTAACCATAATGTAATCTTCCTCAAACCTATCTTGGGCCTCAACATATCGATTAATAGTGCGCACAGGGTGGGTTTGACAAAACTCAATTTGCTCAAACCTACACACTGGTTGCTCAACCTTCATATGAAATCCCATGTCCAAAAACCAATCACTAAGTTCACCCATAACTTTATGATGGTACCCGAATTCAACAATTAAAACACAATCATCACCATTGTTAGCAAGAGAGAATTTCTCAACAGAAATATGTTTCATGAATGCATGAACAAGCGCACACATGATTAAACAATTTCCAAGAGCAGTATTCATATCCCCAGACATACGACAGCCATCAACACTATACTTGGCTTTGCCATCCCTACAATGGGCAACACCAATATTGTTAATTTGCCACCCCAGAAGCTTCTTCAACTCAGCTTGGTACTTACTACCAAAACAGCCGAGATAAACAGAATGCTCCCACTCCAACGCCTGCCTACTAACATGCTGGTCAAATCTACTAGCATCTAACCCAATGGCTACAGGTTTAGTAAATTTGTCCCACTTGTTCTTAAGTTTCCTAGCTACCATCACTGCATTTAACCCTTTAAATATAGTAGTCTCATGAAAGATGGAATCAACCGCTTGGTATAACCTGTGTTCCAAAGGACGCAGGTAGCACCCAACAACAGCATTATAACGAGGGTTACGCGGCTGAATAACCCTAGGTGCAGGATCTACCTTTGAAGAGAAGTTAATCTTCTCAGCTTTAACAAAGGTTCTTAAATGACTATCGATCCTAGTAAGGGCTTTAACCTCTAAGGAGTCAACAGCTTGTTGATAAATGGTTCGCTTACGTCCCTTGTACCATGAAGGAAAATCCTTCAAGCTCATCGGGGAGGTTCGTCCCAATTTCTTCAACAAGGCACTCCTAAAGTATGTTAAATTTTCCTTATACACTCCTTGACGTGGTTGGACAAGTTTCTCACCCTTATAGTAAAAAACCCGATCACATAACCCACGAACAACGTTATTAATGCTCGAGTTATGCACCCCAAAGTTGATCGGTGGACTCATCATAGCCAACTGATAAACTTTGCGCTCATGCACACAACGACCCACATGACGCTCAACGGACAACCTAGGGTGAAGTTGGTTGGGTGAACCAGCCTCAACCCCCGTGAGCGTTACGAGGCCCCCCTAGCTATCACTAAACCTCAGTGGAGCCTGCCTGAATATTCCAAGCAAACCCGAGGCCCACTGAGATCTATGAATTTCCATTCGATTTTGCACAGCAGCGGAACTTAGTACTTGATCCGCCTCAATATGATACTGATTTGGGACAAACACTAAGTTAATCGCTAGTGGCAAACTAGAAGCGATAGCACTCCTTCTAACATTGTGTGATAACATCAAGTCACGTAGATAACGTTGGACCATTAGTCGATTGCTATCAGTAGGTTTAAGAAGCCCAAATTCAACCTGGGCATCTTTGGCACACCTAGCAACATAACTAACACGTTTCCTACGTTGCAACACAGAACGTTTTAGGATAGTCGAGGACACCAATGATTGCTCAGGCTCATCACTTGGGGAATCCAAGTTTTCCAAAGCTTCAGACGCCACGGTCTCACACCGGGGAGTCACCCTTCGATGCCTGCTCCAAAATTTATATATTGGGATGCTAGCTAACAAGCCAACAGTACCTTGACAGGCACCAATGGCAAGTAAAGTTAAAACAATCATTCACGCTTTGCAGAAAGTTACAATTTATGCTCTTTATTGTGTTCCAATAGAGATACACTCTGCCTTCAAACCCGTATACGAGAGATTAATTCAATGCAACGTGA